GTTTACTACGATCTATTAGAAGATACCGTATTCCAAACAATGAACCAAGTTGGTCCTCAAGCTACATTACTAACTGGTCAGATTGGTCAAATCGGTAACTCTCCAGTTCTAGTGTCAGGCGAACTACCAGAGAAGCCAGCAACAGGTACAGCAGCAGTAAGCAGTGCTTGGGCCGCAGATGCAAACGTTGGTGCTATGGCTATTTATACTCCAAACTTCGTTGTTGGTAATCAGCGTGGTCTACGTATGGATACACAAGAGCTAGTAGAAACACAACGTCGTGTTATGGTTGCTTCAATGCGTACTGGTTTCCAACAGCTGTCCAGCGTTTATGGTTCAGGTGTTACAACCTTACGTTACGCAAGCTAAATGTAAGTTTAAAGATGGAAGCTTCGGCTTCCGTCTTTTATATGCAAAGCGTGCTTTGCATATAAAAGATTAAGGAGTGATTATGGGATTACCATTAGTTACAAAAGCAGAATATAAAGCATATGCTGGTATTACAAGCACTACTCAAGACGCTCAAATAGACTTACTAATAGCAAAAACAAGTGAGCTAGTAAAATCAATTTGCCGTAGAACTTTTGTAGACTATGTTGATGATCAAAAAGTCGAAGTACATGAAGGCGGCACTGCTGAAATTTTACTAAAAGAAGCTCCAGTTATTGCAGTTAATAGTGTAGAACTATCACTAGACTATGGTAAAACTTATACCACACTAACTGAGTTTGAGAACTATGTGTTTTCAAAAGCCAGTAATAGCATAAAGCCTCTAAAAATAAATCAGTATGCCCTAGATGTTTACGGAACTGCCCCTTATGGCATAGCTAACTTCAGCTATACACCTTATGGTACAAATTTAAAGCCTAGATTTCCAGAAGCTGTTAATGGTTATAAAATTACGTATACAGCAGGATATGAAACCCTGCCAGAAGATTTAAAACTAGCAGTGTTTGACCTAATTATATACTATCAACGTAATGATGGTGCTGTGCACTCTAATACTGCTCCAAATAGCAGAACTGGTATTCAAGTCCAATATATAACTGATACTAGCCTACCAGCACATATTCGTAGAATACTAGACCTATATACTATGAGCTATGATTAATTATGGATGTAGCTCAATTTTTAGAATTTATGTTAGGCTCTCAATTAGCCATAACTAAACCAGATAAAAAAGGAAAAGTAGACGCTGCTGCTGTTCGTGAAAAGTTACTTGATAAAGCAATAGCAGACTTAAGGGATGTTATAGAAACAACATTACCTGTAATATATTTAGTAAAAACCAAAGACATAGTTAATAATATATTACTAGCTATGCAAGAGATGGATGAAGCACAGCTATCTAAATATATTAGTAGTGTTAGAGATCTAGAGGGTATAGAAGGAGTTGTAGGCCCAACTGAGCCAGGTTTTATACAAATATTTGAGGACGTCTATAATGAGCTTTATAGAAGCTTTAAATCAGGCGGCATAAATACTAAACTACTAGAGGGCTTAAATTCTAGATTTAAAAAAACTATAAGTTTTAAAGATCTATCAAAACAAACCAAAAATATTTTAGATACAATTAATGCTGCAAGTAATGCATATGCAGTAACTACATCTATTGGTACTAGTAGTGATACAGAAAAAATAACAGAAGAATTAAGAACTGTAATACAAAAAGGTGGAACTGATCTAAGGGCTTATTTAGTAGCTAATACACCTGCAAAATTTATTGACGCCTCCGAGATATTATCTAATTTTGACCCAGATAGTGAACTTCTTCTAGTAGGGGCTACTTTTGCAGGCCTTAAAAAAGCTATAAATGAAGTATGCAGTCCCATACTGCAGAGTTGGTTTGAGTCAAAGGGAATAAGTATTACAAGTGCTTTAAATGCTGGTAGTTTTACTGCAGCTGGACACGTAGCAGTAAAAAATGAAATTGAAGAAATTATAGGTATTAATACCCCTCTAACTCAAAGTACCCTATATTACGCCAATCAAGAAGCTAAATCCAATTTAACCATGGATACCTTTATTCTTGATTCAACACATGTTGATTGTGCACTAGTTGTAAATAAGAATTTTACTGCTGATTTTAAAAATTTGTTGTCGTTAAATTTTTCATTTATTATATCACAAGAAACTACTTTTAATTCTGTTACACTAAGAATTGCTGAAGTTGCAGCAATGAATTCAATAGTAGAAAAAACATTTAAAACTACAAGAGATCAATTAACTCAGTCTTTTTTAAAAACAATAGCATCAAAAAAAGGCTTAGATTACTTAGTATCAAAACTAAGATTTTCTCCAACAGTTAGTGAATCTATTGCGCTACAAATAGCTAGTGCAATATCTGGTAAATCTAATAAAACACTTGCTACCGGTAAAGCAAAAAATGCAGGTAAAAGTAGCCCTATATCGGCAAAAAAATTACCTATCGGTAAAACCGTAAATAAAAAAAGTAAGTCTAGCAGTTCAGGCAATCAAGCCGTACCAGCTAAGCATGCAAAAAAGGGTATAGTATCTTCCTTAGTAAATTTGCAAACCTTATTAAACTCGCAAATACAAGCAGTAATAGCCAAAAATATGGGTAAAGGCACTAGCCGCAACATATTAAATTATAGAACAGGTAGATTTGCAGAAAGTGTTAAAGTTGAGCGTATAACAGAAAGCAAGGCTGGTATGATTACTGCTTTTTACAGCTATATGAAAAACCCTTATCAAACTTTTGAACCTGGATATGCACAAGGTTCTCCAGAGTCTAGAAACCCCAGACTGTTAATTGCCAAGTCAATCCGTGAAATAGCCGCACAAACAGTAGCAAATAGATTAAGGTCGGTATTAGTATGAGTCGCAGAACTTCAATTGTTGCCGCACTAGTGGAAAAAATTAAAGCGATAGATGGCAACAGTCCTTATCACATTAATTTATTTTCAAATGCTCATGCCAAACTAAAATTTTGGGATGAAATAAACCAGTTTCCAGCAGTATACGTTACACCCGGCTCAGAGTCTAGAGAGTACTTACCAGGAGATTTTACCTGGGGATACCTAGGTGCTAGTATAAAAATATACTGCAAAGGTGAGTCAAGCAAACAAGAGCTTGAGTTTTTACTAGAAGACATTGAGCAGGTAATTCATGACAATCGTGTGTTAACATACGATGCAGAAAAAAATTACGAAACTACAGAAATTTTAATAGTTTCAATAACAACTGACGAAGGGTTGCTAATGCCCTACAGCGTTGGTGAAATAAATTTACAAATTCGCTACCAGTTAGTGTAACTGTGGTAAAACGCAAATGCAGATAAATGTCTAGTACTGCGTTTTAACACTTAAAAACAAAGGAAATAAAATGGCATTAAATTTAGCACGTAATAGTAGAGTTTTCTTTACTACAAACGTAAACACAGCGGGTACAATCCAAACAACTGGATTTGCGACCACTAACTTATATGAAATTCAAGTTCTTGATGGTTTTACATTTTCACAAAATACAACACAAGATACAGTAACCTTATCAGAGGCTGGCGGTAATCCAGTTCGTGGACAGCGTAGTTTTAATACTAGCTTAGCTCCAGCTGATTTTAGCATGAGCACTTATATTCGCCCATATAATGCAACTACTTCAATTACCGCAGAAGAGTCAGTGCTATGGAATGCCCTACTAGATTCAGATGCTATTAGTACTGCAAATACAATTACAGTGGGTGGTACAGTTAGTGGTGTTACTTATGCTTTTGCAAGCGGTAAAGGTACAGTAACTATTGCTGGTAGCAGCTTGACCTATGCTGGTATTGCGGTTGGTAATACAGTAGTAATTAGTGGTTTAGCAGGCGGTGCTACTGGTGATCCACAAATTCTAAATGCAGCAGCAAAAGTTACTGCTCTAAGTACTACCTCAATTACTTTAGAGTTAGTAGCACCAAAAGCTAAAGGTGCATCAATTAGCAGTATTACTTTTAGTAGTATAAAGCTATATAAGTCAGCATGGGCACCAGTAGCATCAACTTGGAGTTATGCATCTACAGGCGGTAGTGATTTAAACCAACTACAAACATTTGGTATGATTTTTGTAGTTGATAATGTGGTCTACACCCTAGACAACTGTGCCATGACTCAAGTTAGTATTGATTTTGGCTTAGACGGTATTGCAACCGCAGCTTGGACAGGTCAAGGTACACAATTAAATGAAAGTTCTATTACACTTTCAACACTAACAGCAGCTGCAACGGCTAAACAAACTGCTGCACCATTTATTACTAATAAATTAAGTACAGCTAGTTTAACTCTTAAAAATGATATTGGTACTGGTGCTAATAAAGCTGCAGCAGATACTAGTTATGCAATTGCATTAACTGGCGGTAATATTACAATTAATAACAATATTAACTATATTACTCCAGCTAACTTAGCTACTGTTAACGTTGCACAAACTTACTATACGGGCACACGTGCAATTACTGGTACCTTAAATGCGTACTTAAAAACAGGTACTGGTGTAGGTGGTACAGGTCAGTTACTAAAAGATATGCTTGCTAATATTACTTCTGCAACTGCTATTGAACCAATGTTTGCATTAACCCTATCAATTGGTGGTAGCTCAAACGCAACAAAAGTTGAGTTAGATATGCAAGCTGTTACTATAGCCGTACCAACAGTAGATGTTCAACAAGTTATTTCAACAGTTATTAACTTTACTGCTCAAGGTTATACACCAAGTGCTACAACTAATAGTAACGTGTTTGCAGTTGACGTACCAAGTGAACTAGCAATTCGTTACTACTCAGCTTAATTTTTTCAAGGCACCGGAGTGATCACCGGTGCCGCTTTTTCTCTACAATAATAACTCAAAGGACTATTTCTGAATGTCAAACCCAACCTTAAGCCTTAAAAACTTATTAGTACCTTCCAAAGCAGTAGAAGTTGATTATCCTGGACTAAACGGATTTAAAATCAACGTTGTTTTCTTGTCGCGTGAAACCCTAGTAGGTATTCGCAAAAAAGCTACAAAAACCAGTTTTAAAAACCGTCAGCCAGTAGAAGAACTTGATGACAAGCTATTTTTACAACTTTATGTAAATGCTTGTATCAAAGGCTGGACTGGACTAAAACTGCGATATCTTGAAGAACTAGCACCAGTTGACCTAACTGGACAAGACTTAGAAAGCGAACTTGCTTACACACAAGATGATGCCCTATTTTTAATGCAAGCTTCAGCAAATTTTGATGCCTTTATTTCAGAAACAGTAACTGAGTTATCAAATTTCACCAAGACCAGTACACCGAACTAAATCGCCAACTAGCCAACTACTTTCAAAATATGCATGTAAGCATGACAAAAGATGCGTACTTTGAAATGTGCGAGGCACTAGGCACAGAGCCGGCTGAAGAAGAAATTCCAGTTGACTTTGAAGATTTCTGCATAGATGTTCAAGAAGCTTTAGGTATATACTATAAACTTAAAGATGAGTGGGATACTATGAATGGTAACTATATGGGTAAAAGCTATGCAGGTTTACTTGATATTTTTACCATACTAGGCGTACCGGTCGAAGACCATTTAACTGTGTTTAATTTGATTGGAATTATTGACTATCATAGATCAAAAGTTCTAGCAGATAACAAGCCAGATACTAGCAGTACAAAAACCTCTGTGTGAAAGCACAGAGGTTTTTTTATACCTGTAAAAATTTATGGGTTGACAAAAAAGTTCCAAAGTGATATAATTAGGGTTACTACGAGTACCTTAAATTTTGGTACCCAGCTTAACAGGAGATGTTATGACTATAAGAGAAACAATAGAAGTTAGCGTACAGACTGACTTAGACCAGTCTATAAACCGCTCAAAGGTACTGCGTGAACAGCTTGAGGCTGCTGCAAGAGTTAGAATAAATACTATGGCGGCTCCTGCAAGAGCTACACAAGCTCCTGATAATATTGCAAATACTTACGACCAAGCTCGTGCTGGCGTAGGCACAGGTGCGGCTGGTCGTGATTTTGCTAAACAGTCACAGGGTCTTGGTGGACTAGTACGTTTATACGCTACTTTTGCTGCTAACATATTTGCTGCTAGTGCTGCTTTTAATGCCTTAAGTAGTGCAATGGATACCAGCAATATTGTTAAAGGATTAGATCAGCTGGGTGCTGCTAGTGGGCGTAGTCTTGGTGGACTAGCTAAACAAATGGTTGCAGCTGCTGACGGTGCCATAAGTTTACGTGATGCCATGAGCTCAACTGCACTAGCTTCATCAGCAGGCATGAACAACACCAATATCATACGCATGACTGAGGTTGCCAAAAAAGCTTCCCTAGCTCTTGGTCGTGACATGGCAGATAGCATGGATCGTTTAACAAAAGGTATTGCAAAAACACAACCTGAATTACTAGACGAACTTGGCATTATGGCCAGGGTTATACCTGCACAAGAAAAGTACGCAAGACAGATTGGCAAAACAGTTAGTAGTCTGACTGACTTAGAGAAAAAACAAGCTTTTGCTAATGCAGTACTTGAGGAAGGTGAAAAGAAGTTTAATGAAATCAATATTGATAGTAATGCTTACAGCAAACTAGCTGCCAGCATGAGTAATGCCATGCAAAAAGGCTTAGAGCTAGTAAACATGGTACTTGCTCCAATTGCAAAATTTTTAGCCCTAAATCCCACAGCCTTAGTAACTGCTATTGGTGCTATTGGCATAGCCTTACTACGTCAAGCCGTACCTGCTTTTGGTGAGTTTCAAAAAGGCTTGGAAGCTACTGCTGATCGTGCTAAATCAATTGCAGTTCAAAGAAGTGCAGATGCTGACAAAGCCAGAAAAGCCAACTTTGACAAACTAAAGCAATCACTAGATGATGAAGCAGAAATAAAACTTGCCAAACTAGAAGCATCAGAAGCAGCAGCTAAAAAGCTTGCGGCTGCTGCTAGCTTTAAACCCAGTAAAAGCGTACAGGCTATATTAAATAAAGATGTGCGTGATGTAACTGAGACAGATTTAACTAAAATTGATAAACTTGCAGCAGCACAGGCTAAACAAGGTAGAGATGCTTTAGCACAGTCCTATAGAGACTTAGCTATTGCTATTCGTGAAAGTCAAGCTGCAGAAGCTAAGTTTGATAAAGAGGTCGCAGCAGGCACTAAACGGCTGGAAGAAAAAGAAAGCGCTATGACAGCAGCAGGTAGGGCCAGAATACTAGCAGATAGAGCCATTCAAAGTGCTACAAATAGTGGGATTATAAAACAAGCTGGCGAAACTGCAAGTATTAGCGGTTTTAGCGCTGCATGGAAAGAGGCCAGCGAGGCAGTAGCAGCATCAAAGCCAAAAATAGAGAGCGCTAATCCTGTAGTTAAAGCATTAAAAACTGGACTTGTAAATGTAAGTGCTGGTCTAACAATGTTTCGTGCTGGCATAGCAGCACTTACATCTACAATTAGTAGTATTTTAGCAGTAGCAGCACCTTGGCTTGAATTATTAGGGTTAATTATTACTGCAGTTACTATACTAGCACCTTTATTAAGTAAAAATGCTAAAGAGGCTGAGGCAACAAGTCAAGCTTTTACAGCCTTAGAAGATGCTACAAAAGGTGCAGTAAATACTTTTGAAAGATTGCAAAAACTAGATCCCTTAGAGCGACTAAGTGCCAACAATTTAATGGCTAAAAGTACTGCACTAAGTGAACTTGGAGATAGTACAGAAAAATTATTTACAAAAATTACTGCACAGATTCAAGCTGAAAATGGTTTTGATTCATTTTTTGATGCTGTTAAAGCTAAAGTAGGCTTAGGTTTAATAAAAGAAAGTTCAACAGCACTTGCTGAAGCAGCTACTAGTGCATCAAAATTAGCCAAAGGTACGGAAGCCGGTGCAGTATTTACTAAACAAATTACAGAGGCACTTGGAGTAGACCCTAGTGATGAAAAAGCTTTAAAAAGCGCACTAAATACCACACAAGAAAAATTCCTAGAATTAGCTCCAAAAGTAATAGAAGCTTTAAAAAATGTAGGTGCAGCTACTACTAAAACCAGCTCAGCAGCACAAGCATTTAGCAGCGCACTAACTACTACAGGCAAAGCCTTTGATGATTTACTAATTAGTCAACTGCCTACTGACTTAGTAGCAAAATTAGGTTATGAGTTTATTACTCTGGGAAAAACAATACCAGACGCCTTAGCAGAACCAGAAGCGGCAATTGCCAGATTGGTTGAAATAGCCTCAGACAGTCAAAAACTAAAACTTTTTAGCCCAGATTTTGCCTTAGAAATAGCTAAAGTATCTCCTCAAATTGAGCTTTTAGGAAAACAAGTAGTTAATTACAAACAAACTATTAAAGATATAGATGAAAAAATAGCTCAGTTAAATAAAGAAAAATCTGGAATGTCTCTTAATAATGAAGGGGACGCCACGGGTATTGTTAATATCGATAAACAACTAAGAGCACTAGAACAAGGAAAACAGAATTTAAATAGTGTAATTGGGGGCCTACAAACTCAGCTTGACCCTTTTATAGCCAAATTTGCTCAAGAAGAAATAAAAGCATTTGCTAGAGGGGCAGAACTAGTAATAAATAGTATTGCTGACGGTTTTGCCAAAGCAACTAATATTTTAGCTAAAGCCTTTGCACAGGGTTTGGGAGATACTGAAGCAGGTATCCGTGAACGTGCTCGTCTGGAAAAACAGTCGATAGATATACAGATTCGTCAAATAGATACAGCAATGAGTTTAGCCAATAGTCAGGATCAACTAAGACTTATTACCGAAGAACGTTTATTATTTGATAGAAGAAAAGATTTAGAAACAGTAGACACAAGTGGCAAACAAAAAGGAACTCCAGAACAATTTAAACGACTAGGTGAGCAAGAGCAGGGTTTAGCAGCAGCTCAACAGTATTTTGGTAAAATTAACTTAAAAGGTGTAAGCGCACTACTACAACAAGGTGCAGGTAGCGCAGCTAATGAAGCCGGAAAAATTTTACTAGAAAGTGTTACAAGAAATGAAGGTAATAGAGCTCAAAAAGCTCAACTGGGTGCACAAAAAGGTGCAATTGATTTTGGTGTTAAGCAGCAAGTTCTTGAAAATCGTGCAAAGGTAGAAAAAGATATACTAGAAGTAGCTGTTAAAAAACTAGAAACTGAAAAACAAACAGTTGATTCCCAAGTAAAAGCAGCCTTATACTTAGATATGGAACTGTTAAATCGCAAGCAAACAGTTGAAGAAAGTATTGCCCTAAACAAAGCAGCCCAAGATGAATTAACCTTACGTGTAGAACTCAATAAAGCACAAGATGCGTTTTTAGCGGCAAAAAAAGCCGGAACAGGTGTAGCTGCTGCAGAAAAAGCTATTGAAGAAATACAACAAAAACGAGCAAGAGACAGTGAAAAGAAAGCAGAAGAAGCTGCACAAAGACAAACAGGGTACATACAGGAGCGTACAGGTGCGCAAAAAGCGCAATCTGATTATGAGTTTGCTAAACTAAAAGAAATTGAAGCAACCAGAGCAGCCTCAGCACAGGCAGACTTAGCCATACAAGATGAAAAAATATCAAGATTAAAAACTACTGGAGCTATAATAGATCAAGATATTGTACGTTTAACTACACAGGCTGACAAAAATAAAGAAATTGAACGTTCACAGGCTGCACAAAATGCACTTGTAATTAGTTATGCTGAAAAAATAAAAGGTCTTGAAGGTCAAAAAGCTCAACAAGTTCCAGGTAGTACAGCTGCTCAAAATATTCAAACAGAAATTGATCAGCAAAGAACTCAAGCTGAACAAGCCATAGCAAATGAACAAAGAGTTACAGCTGAAAAATTAAAAACACTTGATGTACAAGGAAAGATTAATGAAAGCCAGGCTAAGTTTGCAGAACTAGCACAAAGATCAGCAGACTTAACACAGAGCCTAACCACAGTATTTGGCGACCTAGGTGCAGCAATAGGCACAAGCGTAGAGGCACTTGTTAAATCAGCCGAAACTCAAGAAAAATATGACATAGCCAGACAAGAACTATTAAAAACATATTCAGAAGATAGTCAACAAGTAAAAGACTTAGACAGTAAAAACAATCGAGATCAGCTAAAAGGCATAGGTCAAATAGCTAGTGCAGCTAAAAAAATGTTTGGCGAAAAAACTGCGGCAGCCAAACTATTTGGTGCAATTGAAAAAGCTAATGCAGTAATGTCTATGGCACTACAAGCACAACAGCTTGCTCAATTTATTGCTACTACAGCTACTCAACTAACTACTTCAATACCTGCAATTTATGCTACTGCAATGAAACAACTTGGTCCTATAGCAGGACCAATAGCTGCAGCAGCTGCAATTGCTACATTTATAGGAGCAGCTGCCGGAGGTGGTGGAGGTGGTAGTAGTTATACAGGACCCTCAAGTGAAGATCAGCAAAAAGTGCAAGGCACTGGCATGCAGTATCAGGGTGATAAGCTGGTAAATACTGGACGTGGAGTACTTGGTGCGGAAGATCAATTAAGCAACACACTAACAAAATCACTAGAACTGCTTGCTGACAACTCTATTAAAAACTTAACTGTAGATCGCAGCATGCTTAAAGCAATTACTGAACTTACAGCATCTATAATGCAGATAGTAACTTCAGTTGCACAACAAGCAGGCCTTACTACTGGTATGAATTTTGGTACCTTACCTGGTGTAAGTACAATAAGTAAAGGCGGGCTATTTGGATCAGGCATACTAGGCGGCGTATTTGGTGGCGGTACTACTAAAAATAGCACTATTACGGGTGCTGGTTTAAGTTTTACAGGGTCAATATCACAACTAGCCGACCAAGCAGCAAACAGCTTAATGCAGTATAAAGATATACTAACAAAGTTTCATAAAGATGGCGGGTGGTTTAGTAGTGATAAAGACTGGACTACAATGACCACAGAGCTACAAAAGGCAAGTACGGCAGTACAAACTGCAGTTGGTGGATTTTTTACCAATATTGAAAAAACTGCCTATGCCACAGCCAAAAAAGCAGGTATTAGTGTTGCAGAAGTTCAAAAAGTTTTAGCCACTACTTCAGTAACACAAAAACTAGATCTTAAAGGTTTAAGCATTGAAGATCAAAATAAGCTGCTAGAGAGTGTAGCTTCAAATGCACTATCAGCAGTATTTATGAAACTAACACCAGAGCTTAAAAAGTTTCAGCAAGCGGGCGAAGATTTTGCAGCTACTGTGTTCAGACTTTATGATGCACAAGAAAAAGTTAACTTAAGTATAGACTCAATATTAGGTAAATTTACTAGTAAATTAAGCGTAGAGTTTACACAAAGTTTAATAGAAGCAGCAGGTGGACTAAAAACTTTTATTGATCAAGCAGAGTTTTTCTCAGAGAAGTTTTTAAGTGAAAGTACTAGGGTTAAGCTGTCATCCCAACAAATTAGCTCAAAATTAAGTACTATTAAGAAAGACACTACAAATGTAGAACTTAAAAACAGTGGTCTAAAAGATCTAAGCGCTACTAGTTCCAGAGAAGCTTTTAGTGACGTTATACAATATTTTGCAAAAAATATAACTAAAGGTACTAATGCTGCTAAATATCAAAGTTTAATAGAACTTGCGCCACAGTTTGACTATGTAGTATCAGCCGCTGAAAAAGCAGCAGAACAGCTTAATAACTTAAATATTAATTTATTAACTGCACAAGGTAAAACTTATGATGCAAAAGAGGCACAACGAACAGCTGCACTAGCAAAAATTGAAGATAGCAGTCAGAAAACATTACAACAAGATATTTATGACGCAGAAGATTTAGCTAAAACCAGAAGTTTAAATATAGAGCTGCTAACGGCAGAAGGCAAAAGCTATAAAGCTCTACAAAAAACTAGACAAGATGAGCTAAAAGCACTAAGTGACTCAGACCAACTAATAAAACAAAAAACTTATGATGCACAAGATGAACAAAAAACCGAAGCCCTAAATATTCAGTTGCTAAATTTACAAGGTAAAGCTACAGAAGCATTAAAATTAACAAGAGACAGAGAAAAAGCAGCAGTAAGTGCATCAGATAAAGCTATACTACTAGAAATTTATACTTTACAAGATGCAGCTGCTGCTCTACAAAAATTAAATGCTGTACGTAGCTTAGAAGCAGAAATTTATCAACTGCTAGGTAATAGTTCAAAGGCACTGGAACTACAACGTGAGGCAGAACTTAGTACTACTGATGAAAGCTTAAAAACTTTAAAAAAGTATAAGTTTGCCCTACAAGATGAAGCAACCTTAAAAGATAAAATTACCGCAGCCTACAACAAACAAAAAGAAGCCTTAAAGTCAACCGTTTCTTCACTTGAAGGTTCTATAGCCACACTAAGAGACTTAAAAACCAGCGCGCTATCTTCTAGCCTAACGCCACAACAGCTTTATCAAAATAGAAAAAATGAGTTCTTAACCCTATCAGCAGCAGCCAGTGCCACTATAACAGATACTAGCACTGAGGCTGAAAAGACTGCCAGAGATACAGCCCTAAATAAACTACCACAAGCAGCAACAGACTTCCTAGAAAGTTCAAAAGTACTAAATGCAAGCTCAGCTCAGTTTACTGCAGATCAAGGTTTAGTAAGCAGTTATATTGACGCAGCAACAACCGCACTAGAAAGTCAAAAAAGTACAGCACAGCAACAAATTGACTTACTAGACGATAGTGTAAGCGCTCTAAATATAATTGAAACTAATACAGAAACCACAGCAAGTTTACTATCACAACTAGTTACTCTGCAAACAGCTACTGCAGCAGCTAGAACAGCGGTTACTAGCGATAGTTCTCTAGTTGGATCAACTATAACTGCACATGCAGCTGGCGGTATAGCCAGCGGCATAAGTTTAGTAGGTGAATTAGGTCCAGAAATTGTGGACTTTAAAACACCTGGTAGAGTTTACAGTAATAGTGCAAGTAATGACTTATTTAATACCAAAGAACTAGTTCAAGAAATACGCTCGCTACGTCAAGAAGTAAAGCAACTGCGTGACGATCAACAACAGCAAACAGGACACTTAATCACAGCAACCTACGATGCTAGTGCACAAAATGCTGAAGAGGTTACTGCGGGTGCTGAAACTGCTCTTAATACACAATCATGGAAAACAAGATCACAAATTAAGTTAGCCTAGTAAAAAAGCCTTGCCAAAAGCAAGGCTTTTTTATGCCATTTAAAAATTATGCTTGACTTAGGCTATCTAAACGTGTATAATTTAAGAAAAACAATATTTACAAGGTGGCAAAGTTATGAGTTTAGTTACAGAAAGTTGGTTAGAGGATAGCACAAGTATAAAATGCTTGTTGGTAGAACTTGGAGTTATTGACTATACTTTTACTTATAGTGTTAGCCCAAGCACTGCGGGTACTGTGTACCTTTCAACTACTGGTTATGGCACCAGCAATTCCGCAGTTAGTTACTTGCCAGTATTAACTGGCAGCTTTTCCACAACTGAATCACTTTCAATTGATGGAAGCCTAAGTTTAACTTTTGGTGATATTGAAATACAAAACCCAAACGGTGAGTTTGATAGTTGGCTGGATAACTCAAAGTACATCTGGGCCAATCAAACTGTAAAAGTATATTTTGGCGATCCCAGATGGGCAAGCACAGACTTAGCAAATGTTCAGTCAAACTTTGAACTGGTGTTTAATGGCGTTATTCAGGAAATTGATAGTAAAAGCAGAGATACCTTAAACATAAAAATAGCCGATAAACTGCAAAGACTTAATGCACCTTTATCAGAAGAAAAAATAGGCACATATGGAACTTGGTCTGGTGGACAGCCTAATGTAGATACCATAAAACCGCTTGTTTTTGGCGAAGCATTTAATATGACGCCAGAACTTATTGATCCAGCAACTTTAGAGTATCAGGTTAATAATGGGGCAACTGAGCTTATTGTAGAAGTTCGTGATAATGGCACACCTATCTATACAAGCAGTGCAGTATTTAATGGTGCTGTAACGCTTGGAACTCAACCAGACGGTGTAACTGTAGACTTAACCACAGGTAAATTTAAATTAAAATCCGCACTTGCAGGAGCATGTACTGCATCAGTACAAGGTGTAAAAAAGAGCATAAACTTATCAACAGGTGCGCTGCAAACTACTTACACAAATAATATTGCTAACTTAATTGCTCTTATTGCCACACAGTATGGCAATAGCAATTTAAAATTAATTGCTGCAGATGATTTAGATTTAGTTAATTTAAACGCATTTGCAAATGCAAACGCCCAGCCTGTAGGATACTTAGTAACTGATCGTGTAAATGTGCTGGAAGTTTGCCAAAGTTTGGCAGCTAGTATAGGTGCTCAAATTTACATGACGCGTACTGGAAAACTACAAATACTCAGATTGGCGGCTCCCAGTACTGCCACAACAGAAATTACTGATGACAATATAATTCATGGCAGCCTAAGCATAAGTAATAAAACAGATGTTTTAGCAGGTGCAAAAGTAGCCTACAGTAAAAATTGGACTGTACAAGCAGATTTAGTAACAAATATTCCAGAATCACATAAACGCATTTATGCAACTGACTACTATACAGAAACTGCTGTAGATGATACCGTAAAATCTACTTATAAATTATACAGCGATCCAGAACCAAAAAATATTTGTTTGTTAAAACAGTCAGATGCTCAAGCAGAAGCACAAAGACTTCGTGACTACTTTAAAGTACCTAGAATTGTTTACAAGTTTACTGCAACTAATAAAATGTTAACTCTTGTACTAGGGCAGGCAGTAAAGCTAACGCACAGTAGATTTAATTTAAGCAGTGGAAAAGTAGGCCAAGTTATTAGCCTAAGCCCCAACTGGATTACTGGTCAAATTGATGTGGAGGTAATTATTTAATGGCTACTTTACAAAACGTACAAGATACCTCCCTGCAAAGCTCTACACTCAGAAGAAACACTCCAGTATTAACACTAAGTGCTCCTGCAGCTGCATTTATTAAACCTAAAAATGGTGCTGCAACAACTCCCACAAATATAACGATTACTGCTACACCTAATGAAATATTTACTACAGCAG